GAAGGAGAAACAGAATGAGTGTAATTAAATTTAGAACATGGAATGGAAAAACTCTCGAATATGATCCGTGTGTTTATGGTTCACACGAATTGGGTGAGTGCTGGATAAATAAAAGCATAGAATATGAGCAAGAGAACGGAATAGTTTTTGAGCAGTTTATTGGCCTAAAAGCCAAAAATGACAGGGAAATATACGAAGGAGATATTTTATTTCACGAATATTATTATTCACCTGAGTTTTCCTGTGCCCTGATTAAAAATACAGAAAAAATAGAGGTAAAAATTCCCGATATATTTTTATTTTTAGATTCAGATGCTGTTCAAAACAGCCCAGAAAGCGTAGAAGAATTTGTTGCTAATATGGAAGTAATTGGTAATATTCATCAGAATCCAGAGTTGAAAGACCAATAATGAGATATTTGAAAGGCAAAAAAACTCCGAAACAGTTACCACCTGTTTTATATGACAAACAGGAAAAGCGTCCCTGGGTTTTGCCATTCAAAATGAAAAGGGCGAACCTGAAGACAGGTGATTATACCTTCGAGGGTTTTGAAAAAGTAATCGCAATTGAAAAAAAGAGTGGATTAATTGAATTGCTAAACGATCTGGCCAATGGATACAGGCCAACGTTTGTCCGGTTTTTAGAGCGTTTGAGTAAATATCCGGTTAAGGTTATTGTTGTAGAAGATACCCTGAGCGAGTTGAGTATTAACCGCGCATTAACACATATAAGTAAAAAAAGCAGGGGTAAAGCGAGATTAACATCCAGGTCGATTTACTACTGGACGGCAGAAATAGCGACTAAATACGGTATCCCGATTGTGTTTGTCGGAAAGCGCGCCAAAATAGACTTACTTCCAGAAGTGTTTAGAGCGTGTTTTGAGAAGGCAAATGAGATTTAATTGAAAGGAACAAAACAATGAATCTTTGCAGTGACAATCACGATGAAATATGTTATGAGGGTAGGTATTGTCCTTTATGTGATATGAGGGATGAGTTGGACGAAAGTATAACTGAACTTGAGCGTGAAATAAACGATTTGAGAAACACAATCACAGACTTAGAGAGGGAAAAATAATGACCAAAAAGAAAATTAATACTTCCATAGTTCCTGGGTTATGGGCATAATTTAAGAAAGGATAGTCTATGTATATTTTAGAACACACAATACAATGCAACTCACGTTCAGACCGAATTGAAATATTTCCTTTCTTTGATTTACACATCGGCAAATACAACTGTGATGAAATCGCTGTCAAGAAACAAGTTGCCGAAATCATTCGTAGGTCTAAAATGCCCAATCGCCATGCGCTTGTGTTTTTTGGTGGTGATAACATGAACAGCATTAATGCTGCCGGTGACAAAAGATTTGATTTTGGTGAATTGGCAGATTGGCTTGTCGAAGGTGCTGCACTTAATGTTAAGGAAAAATTAAGTGATATATGTGGACAGGAGATTACCCATTTTTGTGAATTATTTGATCCTATTAAGCATTTGACATTGGGTGCAATGTATGGCAATCACGAAAAGACGATGAAAACAAGGAATAATACAAATGTGCACGATGCCATGTGCCAAAGAATGGGATTTACAAATTTGACCGATGAATGTTTGATTGTTTTGCACTTCAAGCGGAATAAACGTGCCGGCCAGACTGTTGTTATTTATGCACGTCATGGATATGGCGGTGGCCGTACTGCTGGTGCTGAGGCCAATAAACTTGAGCGGCTGGTAAACGAATGGGAATGTGCTGATGTAGCATTAAGTGGTCACACACATAGTTTCAGGATTGAGCCACCTAAACCATCACCATACATACATGGTTTGAAATCTAAAATGGGGCTTACACTTAAATATAGAAGTCGTTGGGCAGCTAATCCTGGATGTTGGTTGTTAAGCCACAAGCCTGGGCCTGGGAGTTATGAATCAATGCAAGCATATCCGGCAAGGCCAATGATGACTTTGAAAATTGTTGTATGGCCATTTTACCACAATGACAACACCGAACGGCCCAAGTTGGAATTAAGGCACTATCCTATTTTGTAATTGGGAAATTAAAATGAAAAGTGAAGCAATAAAACGAATTGAGAGTGCGAAAAACATACTTGAACATTTAGGACATAAATATCCTTATGACGCTGAAATGCTTGAAGAACAAGTAGCCAGTTTGGAACAGGTAGTTGAAAATATTGAATTATGGTGGAAAGAATGAAAAAATCAAACAGTATAATACCAAGTACAAAACTATTGTGCGTATCAGTACATAAAATGGCCGACTTCTCCTGTCCTCGCAGATACTTCTGGCGTCGCGTTTTGAACTTACAGAGTAAAAATTTGAATACGAACTTTTGGTATGGTTCCGTTCTGGGTGCGGGGTTTGAGGCTATTTTATTGGGCAAGAAAAACTGGCGCCAAGTAATGAGGAAAGAGCATAACAATAGTATTAAGGGATATGATGTAAGTAAATTGACCGATGAACTCGACCTGCAATACCGTCTCATCGAAGTCATATTAGAACAGGCGAAAGTTCAAGCTGCACAACATGTGATGTCACTTATCAAGTCGCAAGTACCTGTTAATACTAAACTTAGATGCGGTGTTGTTTATTGCGGCACAGAGGACGGTGAAGGTGTGTATGAAGATAAACCCAGTTTGTACGAGATTAAGACGGCCACTAAAGTCAATCAAGGATACCTGGATTCGTTGAAACTCGATAAGCAAATCAATAGCTACTGTTGGGGAAGTAGAAGTAGTAAGAGAAAACACTACGGCCAATGCACTTATTGTATTTTTAAGAAACCTCAAAAACGGTTGAAGAAAAATCAAACACCGGATGAGTTTGTCGAAGAGATTGCCCAGGATTGTATCGACCGGCCTGAGATGTATTACGTTTGGTTGCAACTATCACTTGTAAAACAGTTTGTCGATTCGGTCGGCAATAGCATTGAGCGTATGGCCGAAATACTTAAAGGGATTTACGACGGATTGAGTAAAAAGAAGTTACTTGATCCTAACTATTGGCCGGAGATGGAAACAAAGTGTAGTGATTATTCGGGTTGTGAATTTCTACCGTTGTGCCTGCATCCCGATAATTGGAAAGTATATTTGAGATTTTACGAACAACGGACAATGTTGTACGAGTTAGAGAAAGAGGAGTTGGAACAATGATAAAACTACCAGATTATTATAATTTTGATAACTTGTGTCGGGGTACTTATACAACAAGTAATGGAACAAATACCAAAGTTTCTATCGCAGCTTTGATAGAAGTTATGAAACAAATACCTGAACCACCAAAGATATTTTCAATGGATTTTCGGTTGTTTGCAAATAATCTTTTACCAAAAAATACAATTATTATGAGTAAAGATATAGCCGAAGCTTTAGAAGAAGCTATGATAAAAGAGAAGTATATAGACATGAACATGGAAGAGGTTAGGTACAAAGCTGCAAAGCGTAGTTATATACCTAAAGGATGGGAGGTTGTTATGGAAAAAGGCCGATGTACATTGAGAAGAAAAAAGGAGGGGTTGGAGAAATGAAAGAGTTTGAAAAGTGGTTTACTAATTGGAAAAAAGAAGACTTGGAGCATAGAGACAATTTTTGGTATGTTCTAATGAAACCGTTTATGAAGGTGGCATGGAGAGCCGCTTTGGAATGGGTAAAAAAGGAACTAATGATTGGTTATGAAAACGCCGCTCCAGGAGATTCTGGATGGTTGGGAAAATTTATTGAAGATGAACTGGAGGAAGAATAAATGGTTGATTCAAACATAAACCCACACGAAGTTGCTGTAGAAGAGTTGCTAAATAAATTGAAAAACCTTGAAGAACGAATAGAAAAAATTGAAAATAAATTATATAAAACTAAAGAGGAGGATAAAAATTGGAAATATGGAGACAAATAAAAAGAATAATAAAAACCTTTGAGATAACCAAATCAGGAATATGGTTTTACTATAAAGAGGAGCAAAAGAATGAAAAAAATAATTAGAGGAACAGTAGGTAAAACACCATCAAAGTCAAGCAAGTTTGCATCACGCTTAAAGCGCATCGCTAAACAGCAAACTATCCATGACGTTGAATTCGAGACGGAAGCATCCGCCGCAACAACTTGTTTTGAAGAGTCCATCTCAGCCGTATTCGGTATGCCTGGTATTGGCAAATCAAAGTTTGCCGAGGAAATGGGATTTGCTTTACAAAAGAAATATCATCTATCTCAATCTGGTGCATATTTCATCCAGTGTGAAAGAATCAACCACAGTTGGAACATCCGAAAAACAATGATACCGACATGGCCGACTTTTCGTGCGTTTGTTGACAAAATGGAGCAATCACCCGATTTGGTTAAGACGGTCAAAATGTGGGTGATTGATACCATTGACGCTTTAGCCCCACTTGGCATCAGCACAATCTGTCACGACATGGGAATAGCGGATTTACGAGAAGCCACCCGTAAAGTAGGTGGTGATGGTTGGTTCGCTGAGGCATGGCAGGAGTTGCGGTTTGAATTAGAATATCAGATATTGCGATTGGCATCATTCGGCCCAGGTGTTTTGGTGCTGTCACACGAACGGGAGAGAAAGAGAACAGAGAATAATACGGAGGTCAATAAGGCCAGCATGGATTTGAGCAATTCGATTTACAATTCAGTAGGTGACGCATGTTCGATGGTGCTGCACATGAGAGTGGTGAATGATGTCACAAGGAAGAAAAAGAGCCGTCCGATTAGATGCTTGAGTTGTTTGAGTAGTGAAAGCGAGGAGGCTAAGGATAACTTGGGTGTTATATTGAAGAAATATCCAGAGGGAATGATGAGATTTGCAACAGAGCGGGAGGCCGTTGATAACCTTTTGGGATGTTTTGGAACGAAAATAAAGTCCCATAAAAAACTGCCTAAGACACACAGAAAGATGGCCAGAAAAAGAGGGTAAGGCGGATGGTGCCTGACGATACGTTCGTGGCTTGTAGGTCCCTTCTTGCCCGCAGAATCGGTATGTATGATGAAGGGAAAACCAATGAAATCAGATAAAAAATTAACATGTGAAGATTGTGTAAACTTCAAGGCAAATGGATTAGATGAAAAAACATGCAGCAGAAATGTAATAGGCTCAGTTGATGATCCTGAGAAATGTACTAAGTTTGAAAGGAGGTGTCTGGCAAGTAAATAATCGTATAGTAGCAGAAATAGTATTATTTTTCAATTTGAAAGGGTAAAATGTATGGCGAAGGAAAGTGTTGCATCAAAGTTGCGTGCATTGAAAAAGAAGTGGAAGAGCGCTACTCCACGAACAGGTGGCGGGCTGCCCGATGGTGAGTACGAAGGTGTGATTAAAACCGCCGTAGTCGGTCTGTCAAAATCCGAAGCACAGCGTCTCCAGTGCGTATGGACGATAGAGGCTACATCGGAAGGATTTGAAGGCCGCAAGCAGACCAAGATTGCCGGACTGGTGACAGAAGACAATCTGTGCTGGTTCCAGGGTGACTTGGCCGTTCTTGGTATTGATCCTCCCGACGACCCCGATGATATTGCTGATGCTGCCGGGCAGACCGAGGGCTTGCCGATTGCCTTCAGAGTACGAACCAAACAGGAGTTTACTAACGTGGACTTCATTGGTTTGCTTGAAGGTGATGCAGTAGAGCAGCCGGAAGAGGTTGATAAGGCCGAAGATGCCGAAGATGACGATTTGACAGCAGATGTTGTAGCTGCAATGGGCGCGGCAGGTGATGAGGAAGAACTTCAGGCGATTATTGATGACTATGACTTAGACATCGATCAGGATGGCTATGAGACGTATGCTGAAGTGGCCGAACTTATCATTGCAGAATTGGAACTGTAGTTGTAAGAGATTGACATGAGATTTGATATACTATAGACATACATCTCTTTTGCTCGTACAAGTGGCCTCGCCACACAAGGCGGGGCTGCTTGTAAATTTTTAACTAAGGAAAAGCAATGAAAGAAAAGCGGTATATAATATCAGAGTTTTCAAATTATAGTATTACTAAAAGCGGAAAAGTTTGGTCAAGTTATACTAATAAATGGCTAAAAACACATAGGCATCGAGACGGGTATTTACTTGTTTCTCTGTCTCACAAAGGTAAACACTATCATCGTTCTATTCATCGTCTGCTTCTACAGACTTTTGTTGGATCTTGTCCAGAAGGCATGGAATGTAGGCATTTAGATGACAATAATCAGAACAACAAACTATCTAATCTCAAATGGGGAACACACAAAGATAATATGCAAGACACTGTCAAACATAGGGGACGTAACGGAGGAAATCTTAAATTATCTGAATCAGATGTCCGAATGATAATCTATATGTGGCGAACAGAGTTGTTTACTCAAACAGAAATTGCTAATATTTATGGTGTTACTCTTTCATGTATCAACCATATTATAGACGGAAGAACATGGAAACATATTTGGAATAAATCAGCTTAAATTGGGGCGCTCGCTCTTTCTTGGAATTATAAATATGTATTGTAAAAAACATGAAGATATAGGCGAAACATCAGCCAAAAGCAGCTTTAATCTGAAAGAATATATAAGAGTGATGAAAGCAATTAGAGAAATAACCTGTCCAGAGTGCCGAAGAACATTTTTGAGCGAACCTGAATATAGAAACATGACAGTAGAACAATTTTTGGAGCTATAAAATGAAGGACTTCAAACTGGAAGTAAAATTTATTGACGATGATGATTGGTATATAGTTGCCAATGCTGATTTTCGTTGGTGGAAAAACTCGCCTTCCGATGGAATTAACCATCTTGGTGTTTTAGGTAAAAATGGATTAGAAGATAAAACTGGTTATACCGATTATATAACTGATGTAAGACTGACTGTTTATTGAGGTATAGTGATGAATAAACTAAAATATTTTTCTATGTTTAGTGGAATAGGAGGATTTGAACTTGGAATTAATAAAGCTGTTCAACGTATTGCCAAGCAACCACATAGTGGGGTGGGTGTATCATCCGCAAGGAATAGCACCGTGTGTAAGATTCAACAACTGGAAAATTACACTTGTGTTGGTTTCTCCGAAATTGATAAATATGCCACCCAAATCTACAAAAAACACTTCCCAAACCATAAGGAGTACGGCAATGTATCAAAAATTAACTGGAATACTGTCGAAGATTTCGACTTACTTTGCGGAGGATTTCCATGCCAAGCCTTTTCAATCGCAGGAAAACGGGGGGGATTCTCCGATACAAGAGGCACACTCTTTTTTGAAATCACTCGGTGTGCATCGGAAAAACAGCCACGCCTTCTACTACTTGAAAACGTTAAAGGGCTTTTATCTCACAACAAAGGGAAAACTTTCGGAATTATCCTCGATACGTTGGATGAACTTGGGTATGACCTCCAATGGCAAGTGCTTAACAGTAAAAACTTCGGCGTTCCCCAGAATAGGGAAAGAGTGTTCATTGTCGGACATCTTAGAGGAACAAGTAGACCGGAAGTATTTCCTATCGGAGAAAGCAGTCAAGGCAATCTTAAATACAAAGGGGGAATTATTTCAGCCAGAGAAAAATGGTTAGAAGACGGAAAATCAAATAACAGAAACTTCTCACAAGGACAAAGGGTCTATAGCACAAGAGGAATAAGCCAGACATTAGCCAGTAATGCCGGAGGACAAGGCGGTAAAACAGGATTATATGAAATATCAAAAACAGTGCGTTCAGGAGGCAGAAATTCACCGCACAATAGTAAGCAAAATTGGGACAGCTATGAAATCGGAAATAATATCAGACGACTCACCCCCACAGAATGTGAACGACTTCAGGGATTCCCTGATGGATGGACAGAAGGAATCTCCGATACCCAGCGATATAAATGTTTGGGCAATGCTGTTACAGTTAATGTAATTGAAGCAATTATGTTTCAAATCAAGTTAAGTCGGAAAAGACTTGTAGAGGCTAAAAAGTGCTTGAAAAGAAAAGCATGACAAAATTAATGAAAGGAAAACAAATGAACAAAAAACAAAAACTATTGGCAGGATTTTTAATACTATTCTTAGTTGTATTTATGTCTGCGAGTTGTATCCAGGACGCCATAGTACCGACATACATCGAACCTGATTTAATGACAACCTTTGATGCCAAACCTGTAAACGGATTATACACCACATTGTTCGATGCCAAGAGACTGCAAAAAAACATATCACATAAGTTAGAGTATCAAAAACTTGTGGCCAAACAGGGACAGGAGGATTTGAATATAAGTGTTGCGGCTGGTGAGGAAATTAAAAACACTGTGTTTGATCCTACAGGGCCGCTTGCACTAATGTTCCCCGCTTTAGCTGGTTTGGGCTTGGGGAGATATATGAAGAGTCCGAGGGAACAAGAGTTGGAAAAGAAAGCTAATGGAGGTACAGCATGACAGTTTTTCTATTGATAATTTCTTTAGTGTTAGGTTTGTTGTCTTTGGGTTTGGTGTCAATTCGGGAAATTGAGAGACTGAAAGAAAAATTAGCGATAGCGTTCAGATATATAGACAGAGACAGAAGACGAATTACCGCTCTTGAAGAACAAATATACGGAGAAAATACATCTATTCGGACAGAATTGATAGAACCTTAATGCGCAACAAGACTAACTATAGCCGCAATCAAAGTAATCCAAACTGATTGGAAATAACATGAAAGGTCTAAAACCAATTCCTGATTTTCCAAACTATTTAATTGATACAAGCGGAAATGTGTGGTCAAAACACAGTAAAAGATATAAAACTTGGTGTAATGTAGCACACGGATACAAAGCCGTACAGCTTTGGAAAAACAATAAAGGTCATATAAAATTGATACATCGTTTAGTATTAGAAGTCTTTATTGGTGCTTGTCCAAAGGGAAAAGAAGCATGTCACAATGACAGCAACATTGTTAATAATAGTTTGGAAAATCTAAGATGGGATACGCCAAAAAATAATCACAAAGACGCAATCAAAAGAGGAACACATTCAGGTTTGTTAAAAGGTGAAAAAGCGGGCGGAGCTAAACTGACAGACAAACAAGTCACTGAAATTAGGAAAATATCAGATTCTACTGATTTGCTTCATAGAGAAATAGCTAAATTATACAATATAAGTCGTTCTCAAGTGACACGTATTATTAACTATGTTAGCCGAGTTTGACCAATAAGATAATCAAAGTGATGATTAATCCAATACAGGCTGTCCATGCGTAGAAAGCATAACGAAAATGGTGTTCCAAGTGGTTGTTAAATCCTACTTCTATGTTTTCCAGCCGCTCATCTACTCTAAGCAATAAATCGTGGTCAGTTTGGTTACTAATCATTTAGACACCTATCATTGGTCATAAGCACATGGACGTTGCTTATGGCCTTTTTATTTTCTTTGTATCCTAATCACGTCTTCTTTATTGGCATTAGCCACTATATTAGCTCGAACGGCATTTTTGATTTCATTCATTACTTCCGTCAACAGCTTAACCTTTATAGAAGACGGCACAACATTCCATTTGGGTGAACGCACCAATTTGGTTAAAACTTTCTTATATGCCAAAGTAACCTTTGTCTCATACTCCTTAAACCGTTTCTCATTCAAATACCAATCGGAAGATATTACTTTGGATATTCCACCGGGTTTAAGATTCAACAGTTCCAACTCATCCCTGACATCGGACGGCATTGCCTTTGTCATACGCTGAATAGTCTTCTCTCTTTCATTGCCAATTTTTTCTAAAAATGAAAAGTTACTTCTGTCATAGGCGGCTTGCCTTTCAGCCTGTTCTATTTCTGGAAATTCATCTCTCATGT